GAGCACCTGCGCTGTTGCGTGGGTGCTTTTCTTATGCCCGAAACCGAAAGGAGGGGTGCACGTGAAAAGAGAATACCGGGTGTGCCCGAGGGGCTGCAAATGCGTTTGGGCGGAATGCTTAGACGGCACATGCTTCTGTATGCTCTCTGTGTGCCCCTATACGGCGATTTCGGACGGTGCGAGGGTAGCTTCACTTATTGAGAGTGAAAACGCATCAGAGGACCGCGTAGACGGCTTGGGGAGCGGGTGCGGAGATGAGTAACCCGCGATATGCGAACGGTACACTGCGCAGGAAACACCGTGCCAGGCTGAAAGCCATGGGCGCGCCATGCGGGATATGTAAAGGGCGGTTCGGTCCGATACATTACGATGAGCCGAGCGACGCGCAGCATCCGCTTTCGTTTGTGGTCGATGAGATCAGACCCGTGGCACGTTGGCGGGAGTTCGGTTACGCTTCGGCACGAGCTGCGGCAGAGGATTGGGACAACTTGCAGGCAGCGCATTATTTTTGTAATCAGCAGAAGGGCGCAAAAGTAGGAAATCCGTTCGAGGAAAAGAAAGAGAAAAAAATATACCCAAAAATCAGCGACGGAAACTGGTAAGTTTGCTGAGGGTGGGGAGGGTACCCCTGCACCCATACCGGCGACCCATCGCCGTCCAGCGCCGATTTACACACAGGGCATTTTTGAAAGGGGTGGCAGTGGCATGAAAATGAAAAGCATCACGGCAAAGGGCAGCCGGATAGAGCAGCTCAAGGAGCTTGCAAAAGTGCTCGCTGCCGCAATTGATGCGTGCATAAACCCGAAGGCGCTTCCGGCTATGGCGAAGCAGTACCGGGAAACGATACGGGAGATCGAAGAAATAGAGGGGGTGAGCGCCGATGGAGACGAGATCAGCGAAATCCTCACGAGCCGCGAAGCCGATGGGAAGCCAGGAGCCGTCCGAAAGAATCGCGCCTGAGTATGCAGCAAGCGACGGCATGGACGCGGTGAAGCTGCTGCGCGTCGGCGGCACGGTGCTCGACCCATGGCAAAGCGACATCATGGATGATTGGCTCGGCCGCACATCGTCCGGCAAATGGGCAGCCCCCACAGCAGGCGGCAGCGTGCCCCGGCAGAACGGCAAATCGCTTTTGGTACAGGGGCGCGCGGAAGCCGGTATGCTGATGTTTAACGAGACGGTGATCTACACGGCGCATCTGCAAAAGACCGCGACGGAGACGTTTGAAGAAATGCGCGATTTTTTCGAGCACCCGAAGCTTAGGCGGTATGTTGCCGAGATCAAAACGGCGCTCGGGCGCGAACAGATCGTGCTGAAAAGCGGTGCGCGCATCAAGTTTCTGGCGCGAACCCGCAACGGCGGACGCGGTCAGCACGGCGACCTTTTGATCTTTGACGAGGCGCAGGAGCTGGACGAGACCGCGCAAGGCTCTTTTTTGCCTGCAATCTCTGCGAGCTTAAACCCGCAGACCGTTTACGTCGGCACGCCGCCAGGGCCCGATGCTGTGGGCACGGTATTCCGAGGTTTACGTCAACGTGCATTGGATGGTGAGGCGAAACGTGCAGCATGGTTTGAATTTTCCGTGCCGGAGATCGGCGACGTGACAGACCCGAAGCGATGGGCGGCAACAAATCCGGCGCTCGGGCGGCGCATCCAGTTTTCCACCATTGAGGGCGAAGCGGAGCAGCTCGACCCGGATACGTTTGCAAGAGAACGCCTCGGGTGGTGGAGCCCGGTAGCGGCGGAAAATTTAGATTATGCCATTGACCGCAGAGCATGGGAAGCCTGCGCGAGCGTTGATGAAAAGCCCGAGGGCAAGACCGCCTACGGCGTGAAATTTGCTGCGGACGGTTCGGCGGTGTGTTTATGCGGCGCGGTGATCCCAAAGGAGGGACCGGCACGCGTGTCGCTCATCGAGATGCAGCCCTCGGGGCGCGGACTTGTTTGGCTGGTGGACTGGCTTTCCACCCGGTACGACCGCGCGAGCTGCGTCGTCATCGATGGGCGCAACGGGGTGGACGTGCTAGTCGAGCGCATCAAAGGTGTTTGGCGGGCGAAAAACGCCGTCATACGCCCGGGCGTGAAAGACGTGCTCGCGGCGGTGGGACTGTTTACAAACGCCGTGAACGAAAACGCGCTGACATGGTACAAGCCGCAGGAGGCGCTGAACGAAAGCGCTGTGACGGCGGTCAAGCGCCCAATCGGCGGCGGGTACGGCTTCGGCGGCGAGAACAGCTTACCCGTGGAAGCCTGCGCCCTGGCACTCTGGGGTGCGAAGACCTGCAAGCGAGACCCGACGCGGAAAATGAGGATTGGATAGAGGTGAGACGATGATAACTTTGAATATCGGCACGGTGCCGGGCTTGAGCGCAGACGAACAGCAGAAGCTCATCGAGCTGCAAAACGTGTTTGCCTATCACCAGAGCAAGAACGACACGAAAGACAAATATTACGAAGGACATATCGAGCTTAGCGACGTGAACCTCGGCATCGCTTTGCCGCAGGGTTTGAACAAGCTGAAGGTCGGCTGCAACTGGGGACAGAAAGCGGTGGATGTGCTTGCCGCGCGCAGTATGTTCGACGGATTTGTCGGCACGGCAGGCAGCTTGGGTGGGCTTTCAAAACTTGTGCAGGATAACAGGCTCATCGCGGAGTACGGTAAGGCGTGCCGCGACGAGCTGAAATACGGCTGCGTGTTCGCGACGTTTTCCGCCGATGCAGATATTGGCTGCAAGATACAGTTTCATTCGCCCGCGACTGCGGCGGCACTTTGGAACGGAGAAAAGGGGCGCATCGACTGCGGGCTTGCCATTATCGACACGATACCGGACGAGGAATACAGCAACGAGTGGGTGCCGAAGCTCGTCAACATGTACACAGCCGATGCGGTACTGGTGCTGCACCGTGAGCGCGACGGCTGGCGCGTGCAGCGCATGATGCACCGCATGGGTCGCCCGCTGATGGAGCCGATGATCTGGAGTGCGACGAGCGACAAGCCGTTCGGGCGCTCTCGACTGAAAAAGCCCATTCGTACTTTGATTGACGATTATATCCGCACAGTGGCAAACGCGACGATCGCGCTTGAGTTTGACACGACCCCGCAGAAGTACATTTTGGGCGTGACGGACGACCAGTATGACGCGATTGTATCGGATAAATTTAAGCAGTACGTGGGCAGCTTGCTGGCGGCCACCAGCAACCCGGAGACCGGTGAAAACCCGGTATTCGGGCAGCTGGCCCAGGGCAATTTAAGCCCGCATACCGAGAAAATGCGGATGACCGCCACCCAGTTTGCGGCGGCCACAGGCCTGACCGTGACCGATGTGGGCGTTGTGAATGACGCCAACCCCACCAGCAGTGACGCGATTTTGGCGCAGAGCCAGACGCTCGTTTTGCTCGCCCAGCAGCTCAACACCGGCAACGGCGACGCGCTGCGGACGATCGCGTGCATGGCGCAGGCCATTGCGCAGAACAAGATGCTTGACGAGCTGACGGAGGAAGAAAGCGGCATCATGGCGCACTTTAAGAACCCGGCGATGCCGAGCGTGGCGGTGACAGCGGATGCGGCGATCAAGATCGCATCGGCACGGCAGGAATTTGCGAGCACCGACACGTTTTTGGAGATGATCGGCTTTGACCAGGCAGACATCCGGCGTATCAAGTCGCAGGAGCAGCGCGTGCGCGGGCAGCAGCTTTTGATGGAGTTGAACGATGAAGCAGATACCGTCGAAAGCATGGCTTAGTTACATAGGCAAGCTGCGTCGGTTAAACACCACGGTTGCAAACTGTATACAGGCGTATGTAGATCAGTATGGCGTTTCTGACAGCCAGAAGCTCATAGATGTTGCGTATGGGCTTGTGACGAAGTACGGCGAAGGCAGCGCAGCGCTTGCGAGCGAAATGTATGACGCGCTCGCAG